TTACAACATTTTTTCAATATCTGCAGCTCGTGCTAAAAAGTAGAAACCACAGACAAATGAACCATAAAACCATAGATGATTCAAATCCATCAATAACGGTATTTTTTCACCGAATATTCCAAGAAGGCCCAACGTTATAGAAACCGTTGATAAAATAAGAAGCGCTGTTGATTGCGTTATTATTTGAAGATAAACCAAAAGATCGTGTACTCCCCAGGCAATGCCACCAATAACAGCAATGGCCGACACTAGAACAGCAATGAATTGAAATATCTGGATACTCATTGAAGTTTTCAAATCAACTTCTAAACCAAAAAAAGTGAAGTTTGTCTGCGTAAGAAATGCTGTCACCAGTAAAGGTACTACAAGAACTTTACTCAGTTCCTTCAAAGTTTTTAATTCAGCAAACTTTGGAATACTCTCGATCAACGCCTAATTCTCCTTATTCATATTGATACTGCCCTAATCTTCAATTGCACACAGAATTTTTTATAAAGCAATCTCTACTTTCATTTGAAAGCAGTCAGAATACTCCTCTAGAGACCTGTAGACATCTTTAGTTAAGTCGCTCTGGCCAGTCAGGACTGACGCAAATATTGCGACCAAACCATTTACACCATTAGAAGCTTTAAGGGCTTGAATCAAAATATCAAGCGGATATCCCTTACTGTGTCGATCAATCGCATGAAGCCCGCCATGTACATACGAACTTAAAGGCTTCCAGGAATATTCCTTAAATTCAAGTATCGGATCAATTGCATTTTTTGGAGCTTTACCCTCCAGCTGTTTTATCATCTCAGATAACATAGGAAGGTTATTTGCCCTCTTCTGGCTTTCTTCAGTTAAGTCAGCAGTCAATTTCCTTAACGCTGTATCAGAAGCAGCATAGAGAACCCACATACCTCGGACTAAAGACTCAAACTGTAATCTCAATAGACTGATCGCAGAAGTAAAGTTTCTTGAAGCTAACAATATTTTGAAACTCTCAGCGTGTTCAAGAGACACACTGCACATTATTTTACTGACTCTGATTCTGTCAGAGCTATCATACGCTGGCTGCTGCAAAATATGAGTCACAAATTTCTCATAATCTGAAGATCTGGATAGTAGGATGTCTATTTTAAAAAGCCTTATTTTGTAATTCTGAAAAATAATTCAAAGATCAAGCCCTTTTTTCCAATAAATTCAAGTTTCAAGACCTGACACCAGCCTTTGAGCAGCCTTTGAGGGCCTAACAACAAACTTAGCGGTAAAAGTGGAGTGAATGTCCGCAGGACATTTTTGTTAGGGGTAGATCACATATGAGATGCAAATTTTGAAAACTCTCTCCACACACTAATAAATTGGCATATGGAAAAGCTAAGAATGAATACTCCAAACACTAAAATAACACTCAAAATTTTTACTGTTGAAAAAAGGCCTGTAGTAGCCACCATTTTTTGATCAGGTATAAAAAGACAAATCAAAAAAATGACACATACAAATAGTAAAAAACCCATAGTCGTATGTAGCTTTTTAACTAACTTTGGAAGATATTTTGTTTTTTGAGTATTCTGGACAAGTTTATTACCTTTGGCTGAAGCAATCATTGTTACTGATGCCATAACAAAGCCAAATAAAATCCCTGCAACAGTTGCCACAGTAGATGATATGGGTTGGATTTGAGCAATTTTCATGGTTGGTACTACAGACCATGAGGCATAAGCTACAGCAGTAGAAATCATAAGATAAGTCACCGCCTCACGTTTTTTCATAGCATTAGGCCAGCCTTTCTTGGTCTAAAGTTCCAAAATAACTTGACACTTCAACTTCTTTTTCTGAACGGGCTTCCCAAATTGCCGACCACATATCAGAACTTGAAGGGTATCGACCGCTAATTGTAATATCTTTATCAAAAACTAACCTATCTGTCACGAGATCAAGCGGATGAGAAATACCGCCATCCTCAAGAACCAGATCAGCCTTTTTGACATCAAACTTATTCTTTAACTCAAGGAATGCACGCTTAAGCGAAGAGTCAAGATAACGCTTTTCTGGATCTCCAGAATGTCCATCCCCTCTAAGAATTAGGTTTACTGTTGCGGCATTTGAACTGTTCAAACTCTGAATTATAGTATTATTAAAATCATGCTCAACATTTTCAAAAAGAGCTGGATTTGTTGGCCTTGCGATAGTCAATGTCGCAGCTCTGAGTTGAACTTCATCATCCATTAATCTTTGAAGATCAGCCGGTTCAATTATTGGATTAAGAGAAACATTATAACCATTAATTGACAAATAATGAGAAAAATAATCTGAACTTATAGCATAACGATTTCTTTGGAAGATTATTAATGAATAATCACTAAAATATTTAAAATACGCTTTCTCTAACAAATGTTCATTTTCGTTCAAATCTATTTCTCTTTCTTCTCCTCCTGGAACAGCTGCATGTGGTAAATTGGCCTTTCTGTATTTACCGACAGTACCACGATAACCATAATCAGTAATTTCAATACTTCTCAATTCAATTTCACGTCCAGCAACTTTTCGGACAGTATTCGTTTCTAAACCATCAAATAAGGACTTAAAGTGAGATAAAATCCCTTCCATACTCATTGTTGGCAATTGATTAGAACTTCTAACATCACACTGATAGAAATCAAAATAGAATTTCTTTGTTGTAACTTTTACCATTTATTACTCCTTTTAATATTTAAAACTTAGGTCTCACAATCCCCTAACACCTAAATCAGGCAGCCCTCATACTTCACCTGAATTTAATTTTTAGGGACCTTGAAACTGGTTAGTCATTTCACGCATTTGATTAATAAAAAGCTGCTTATCTGCATCTGATGCTGTACGCAGACTTTCTACAAGTTGTTGTATAGGCGAGCTGTTTGATAAATTTTTTCTAGCTTTCTTATGAACTCGTTTCAACCTGTAAAGCTTACACTGCTTTATTGTTTCACAGCCTTTTTCATCCAGTCCCTCGTAGATTGAGCCTGAGTGAATTTCAATGCTTGATTCATAGTTATCGAAATGAGCATGTACGATAATTATATTGGTCCCTGTCCTTGGATATTTTTTGATAGGTGACTTTAAAACTTCTTTTGACCCTTTTGACGTATTGCATCCAGGACAAGATAAAGCGAGGTTTTTGGTGTGAAATGTGAATTTCTCATACTTTGATTTTGGCAAAATGTGCTCAATATCCACAGCTTTAATGTCATAACCCAATTCATTTCTACAATAACAGCACTTATTATTCTGCTTTATACGAAGATCATTAACTAGATTTTCTTTTATTCCCTCAAATACTGATTTTTCCCAATCTTTGTGTGTGGAAAAATGAGTATCTATAATTTTTTTTTCACTAGCAGTGAGTTGATATGCTTCCAGTATTCTTGATGACATCGTTATTTTCTCGAAGATACTAGAATGCTGAGAATTTCATGCATAGGATCTATAGATTTTAAATTTGGTAAATATCTAGCAAACCTAGAAGAAAGCTCAATATATCTAGCTGATGTTTTTTTACCATCAGCAAGAAGTTCTAGAGCTTCTGAAACCTCTTTTGATAAGAAATAATTACGTGTTGAAGGCAAATCAAAGATATTCAGAAGTACATCTTCAGCTGACAGACCATGTGTTTCATGATCTATATAATTAACTTGGATATTTGATCTTTTATCATTTTTAAAATGAATGACATGTGAACGATATAAAGGTAAATCTGAAATAATAAAGTGTGAATGTGTTGCGATAATGACATGACAACCTTTAAACTTACTAATTATTCTATCAATCAGATTTACATAACGATATTGCCATGTCGGATGAAGGCTAATCTCTGGCTCATCAATTACCACCAAGCAATTATCTGTAAGATTTGGAATTAGACCTATAAGAGTTGAAAGAATGCTAGCTTCACCAGAACTAGCATCATAAAAATCAAACTCTCCTCCTCCGATCTTATATAGACTTATTTCTGGCCCCCTTACCAAATCATACCGTTTTAGCTCTTCTAAAAAGAAATACTTATTACTTTCATGAAAGTCTAAATTGTTTTCATACCTGATACTATTTTTTTCTGAAAAGTTTACTATGAAAGAATATTCAGAACGCTTACCACTAAAAATAGTTTTATCTAATGTTTCAGCATAAAACCTGGCAAGATCATCCCAGTAAGTATCTGAATATATTTCAATAGCCCTATTATAGAAACTCGTTCTAAACCCACCTCTTTTCTCAGACCAATCTTTTAATAATGATTTTAGGTCATTCCCACTAAAAACAAAAAGACTGTGATTCTTTATGAAGTCAGGTATTCGTATGCGATATGATAATTTAATAACTGGCTCATAATTCAAGTAATTAAATATTTCACGATACCGTTCATTGTTGTTATTTTCGTGCATATTTTCAAGCATGGTACCAATCGCACGGTCCATTAGAGCACGACTTGAGGATGCATTCACACGGTTCTTTGTACCCAGATACGTGTAAAATTCTTCTTTAGAATTCAATCTATTTTCAAAGTTTTTATTCCTGCTTTGTCTATCTAGAGGAAATTTATCGGAAAGACTTGTTGAGATAGCAATCAATTTGTTCGGGAATTTGACTTTTAAATTCTCACTAGCTCTTCTATTCTCATCGTTAATTTTAAAAAAACGTTCTATTTTTACGACCTCCTTATCAAGCTCATACTCTATCTCGTATTCAATAGGCTTCCTTCGTTTTCCTTCAATATTTTCTAAAAATGCGTTAACTAAATTTGAAATAAACCTGCTCTTACCTGTCCCATTATCTCCAATAATCACACTAAAATAATTTTCTTGAGAAATACTTTTTGTTAAATCTACATGTGGGCATGTGAAACTTTCACTATGCACTCTAAATTTATTCACTCTAAATGACACTTCAACTCCTTAAGAAGTGATGTTTTACTCAATACTGATTTGACAACTAACACCCTTATTCGGCACGCTGCAGGCGTCTCAGGCTGCTTCTACCGTAAGTGACGTAAGTAATTAGATTTTTTCTTTAGAGTAGTACTTTTGTACTTGTGAGGAAGGGATAAAGTCTAAAGTTTTACTCTCAACATTCCATAAGACAAAATATTTATCGTAAGCTCTTGCAATCACATACTCTTTTTTACTCTTACCAATTTCGAAGTAGTAATGCTCTCCCTCGGGCAGTCTTTGAGCTGATATTGCACCAGAAAAAAGTATTAATATTGCAGCTACTGGAAACCAGCGCGTAAAAAAATAAAAATTAGTACTTGTTCTTTCTACAACCATTTTGTGGCTAAAGCTAAAGTCGTGAATAAAAAACCACCACGTAATTAGCCCAAACATCCAACCAAACAGAGGCACTTCAATTTCCATAAAATACGCAAATGGAAGGAATGCTGCTAATAGAATAAAAGGAATTATCGGTGATCGACGCCAAAGTGCTAGTAACTTTGGATTTTTGGAACTTTGAATTATCTCTTCTTCTGTATGAGCACGCTCAATCCTTCTCGAAATGAGTTCATTAGCTATTATTATAAAAATGACAAAAAACGTTGATGGAATCCATATTAGAGAACTCCGCAAATGATCAGATAAGGTTGTAGGTATTTCAGAAAATGAAACTCCATACCAGAAGAAGAAACCAAAATCATAAGTTACAGATATAGATAAAACCAAAGCAGTAAAACCGGTGATTACATTTGGTAGTTTCTCAAACAACTCAACCCCCTTTAATTTATTCTAAAACCTAATACCGCCAACACAAATGGCCGAAACTTGGACAAGGCTGCTCAGTTCAATATACTATTTTAAATAGAATGATTGTATTTATCCTTATTAGCTTTTTCTATAAGAACTAGGTTCAATGCAATCACTTATTTTAACCATATTCCCTGAACCCAAATTTACGTAAAAAAATCCAGCTCTACTTTTCTCATCAGAAATATCAACATTACAGATATGATGATCTCTAAGCCCTCTTTCTTTTGAATAAAGAAGGAACATAAGCTCTTGTGTATTTATCTCTACAACAAGCCCCGAAAAATCGAGTTCATAGCACTTTTTTAATACTTTTACCTTTGGAGAAGGAAATTTAATTTTGAACTTGTCATTATAGAATGGTTGAAAATACCGGATTAATGCAGCTTCCACGATACCTATCTGCTGCTTTTCAGATAAAGAGTTTTCCAGAATGCTTCGGAAACGGTTATTTTCTACATTATTATCATTTTTAACATTTGAACTGCCATCCATAGTTATAAGCAATTGGTATGGTTCAAACTTCACCATCAATACTGATATTTCACTGTCAGGATACTTATGGTAGCTGTCAGCAAGTATCTTTTGTAACGTTGAGTGGCTTTTTAGCCTTTCGTGAGCAGACCTTGTTCCATTTCCAAATGCTTGACCGATGTAAAGTACTTCGAGCTGTTTGAGCGGGCTCTCCCACCCCTGATTTACAGAAATCACACTCGCAGGTAATCCCCTTACTTTTTTCCCCTCTTGGTCATAAGTAGTAATTTCTCTATGCGGATAATCACTCACGGCTAGGGTAACAGCGCCATCTAATAATGGAAATTCACCCTTATAGCTAAATTTTTCTTCTTTTCCATCAATTTTGTATCCCACATCAACTTCTAAAGTTTCACCATCATGCTTCATAGTATCTTTGATGAAATACGTGGATGGCCTCCTACAAATCAAGTAGATGTGGCAAGTTTTTGAGACATTCTCAGCTTCTTCATCCATTGTTCCTTCGGACTGAATTTGATCTGATGGCATCATAAGCCACTTCGAACTACATATATGTACACTGTATTCTGAAAGATATTTTCTAGTTTTCTTCATCTTTTTCTTAGTGTGGAGTCTAACGCTTGTATGTGAGGTGTCGAAGGCGTCCCAAGCACCTTACTGCTGAGCAAGGCAAACTTGATATCTAGTGCTGGAGTAAAGATATGAATGAAAATTTTGATCTTCTGGGCTTTGAGCTCTTTAACTTTTCTCAGTACTAAAACCCACGCTACCGCCCGTCCAGACATCTCCAGGAATAGTCAGATAATGCTCTTTTTGCACGACATATAATGTTTAATTTCATAAGCTGCAAATAGTACCATCGCTCCGTCCATCTTTATATTGCTTCTTATTTCTTTTTTCTCCATCCACTACAGTGGATCTACCTATCCAGCTATACACAGCTACAGCCTTTGCCCTCTCTGTACCTCAGCTCTCTACATCAATGTGGATAAGTAGACGCTCTCAGTATCTTTTCTTCCAGCTCTGATGAGCTGCATCAGCCATCACAGAGACGTTAAAAGAATGATTTCCATATCACTGTCATCCCCCTTTTTTTGAATTGCCGTAATTTTGAACAACATCGTACTTACTCAAAAATATCTGTTGTCCTGTGGACAAAACATTTTTTGGACACGTTCTCTTGCTGTTCCTGGACAAATTACATTCAAAAAAAAGAGGTAACACATCATGGAAACACTCACTAACTCTATGCTCTGCACACTGATTCACTTGACCAAAAACCAGCTGGAAACCAAAAGACAGGAGATTGCTAACCTCTCTCAGTACACCACCAAAGTTATCCGAGAGAGCTATAACTCAGAAGTGGAAGAACTGGTGGCCATCAAGGATATCCTCGACTCAGTTCTCAAACTGCACGATGATAAGCCGAAGTCCACCAAGAAATAACTCAGAGGGGTTATCCCCTCTTATTTACAGGGATGTAATCTATCCTGAAAATGCAAGGAGCAATTTTCAGGGCTTACTGATTAGATGCTATACCCCAGCAACAGTCTTTCCTGGTACGACTCCTTCATTCGTTCGATCAACTGGTGCTCTGTTGTGTCATTGCTCTCATAGTGAAGAGCAATATCGTTCCAGATATAGCTTTTCTGAAGTTCTGTGAGCACTTTGTGGAAGGTGGCTCCCTTTCTGGCACAGGCTGAGAGAAAGTTGCCCACATAGAGCTGGTAATTTTTGCCGGAGAAGGACGTGGCTTTTTTGTAGTACCGCTTATAGTGCAGGTTGTCTTTATAAGAGGATTCAGGAAACCGGAAGACAATGTCTTCCTGAAGCACTGTCCAGATAGGGTCTATATAGTTGCTGTTGTACTTGAGCTTGAAAGTGGTCAGGCCGTAGTTCCAGAGTGCCTGTATATGCTGTATTACCTCTGAGTACGTGTTCATTTTGACACCCACCTCTCCGGTTTTGACATCACAGCTACCCAGGGCAAATTGCTGTATTACTGAATGGTGGAAACGAAGCTCGAACCTGAAGACATCTTTATCCTGTTCATAACCGAATGAGCCATCCGTGGTTTTCGTGGTTTCCTGCCATTTGTGTTCCATGTAATCCAGCTTATCGTTGCTTCTGGCCTGTATGGTTTTGTTGTAAATCGCTAACTGGACTGCACCGGCAGAACCAAACTTGAATGACTGTGAGCGGTCGTAGGTGCAGGAGATTTCAGACAGGTTAAATTCTGCTTTATCAAACCCATTGAACTGTGCAGAGCGTCTTGATCGACAGTGCATCCTTTCAGACAGTTCGTTATCAGGTCTCCAACCCTGAATATCCACAGCCAGATGAATCGCTGGATAATGGGCTTCTGCACCGACCAGTACTTTTTTCGCAATCCTGTTTAGATACTGATCCACCTTTTTCGGAGACCGGTTATCCAGGAACCACGGGGAGCATTCGATTTTCAGGTGGGAGCCGTAAGACTCCGCTTTGGTGTGGTACATCTTAAAGAAGATGATGATCCCCAGCTGATTGTTCTGGAGCCGGTACTGATAGCCAGAGGACTTGGAGCTTTTACCCAGCAACCAGTCAACGCTTAAAAACCGGTAGGTTTTCTCACCAAGACTCAAAGACTGTTCACAGTCAGTGATGAAGTCCAAATTCATCTGCCCTTTGAATAACTGCCTTAATGTATCCACATAGGTTCCGACAATCTGGAAATTGTCTTGATAAAAATCTGCCACTTTCCCAAATTTGGGATGAACAAATAGCAGCCCTTTTTCACTGGGTATGGTTTCGCTTCTGTCCTCGGACAGTTCGTATCGTTCTAACGATTTCATAAAAACTCCTTTTCTTATAACTTTTATAATTTCCACTGGTTTGGTTTAAAGACGTGCTACAGGGACGTCTGCCTGTGCAGGCTGCGCTGCGCGTTGCAGCCTGGCACAGTGCCCACTCTAGAGTTCGTCATAAGGCTCAACTTCTCTTCTGCTGCTGCGGCGACTGTTTCTGTCGTGTCGTTTATCCGAGAGTGTTTCGTCAAAGTAGCCATTGCGGACAATGGCCTTGCACAGGTAGTCCGGCACATCCATGCGAGTCACCCGCTGGGAGTAACAGATGCAGACTTCCTGTGCGGTTCCCTCCCGCCAGAGCACACAGTTTTGTGGTTTGGGAAAGGAACGGGGTTTGGTCAGGTGATCGTAGACCGGCGCCGTATGAGCCATGCCGGTGATCCTCGGCTTGCGCTCTTCCAGATACTGCTCACGGCTTTGAGGCTCGGTGTCAGCAACCGGCAGCAGAGAACCGGAGGGTTCTGGTGCCGGTGCGGCTTCGCCTTGTTGATCAGGGGTAAGCGTGGTGTAGCCGAGATAGAGTGCAAAACCGACAGCACCGAGCAGTATCGGGATCAGCCAGATCACCGGCGGCAGGCTCAGCTTGTGGGTGTGCTCAAAAGCAGAGAAGTAAACCCCGAAGTATTTTTTAGGTTTGCCAGTGACGGTCTTTTGCCCTTCTTTCTTGGCAAAGTGATCATCGGGGTCAGCGCACTTGTCCCAGGTATATCGGGTAACTTTAGAGGAACCCCAGAAATTGAAGTAGTGGGTATGGTGTCCGCACAGCCTTCTCAGGTGTACATCAAGAAAGTTCGGATGCTGGGTTATCAAGATGACATCAAAGCTGTCATGGCGATGCTTTTCAAAGCGTGATGCATACAATGGAACTTTGTCTTTGCCGGAGCGTACCGGAAAGAACTCCTGTGCCTCATCAATCACCAGTACCGAGTAGCCTTGCAGATCATACCATTGGTGAGGATCAGGGAAATGTGTCCAGTGCAGGTTCAGATGCTCGAAGTCCTTGAAGGTGAGTTCGACACCTTCAGGAGCGTTCTTCTCGATCTCAGAGACCTTCTGAACCTGTGCAGCGGGATAACAGATTTTGACCCACTTCAGCCATTGTCTCAATGGATCGTGTTGTTTAAAAACCGCTTCCAGAAATGGCGCATCCTTGAGTTCCACAAATCGCTTTTGTTCATGGATCGGTTGAATCATGGGTGCGATGACGGACTTCTGATTCTTGGTCAGCGACGGTAGATAGATGTCGTAGAAAAACGCCTGAAAGGTCTGGCACTGCTGATAGTCCAGCAGGTTCAGTTTGATGTTGTTGTAGAACTTGGGTCTGCCAGCGTATTTCTTATCGGTGCAGACGGTTTTGAAGCAATTCAGGCTTTTGCTGGCACCTGGCCTGCCGGTAATGAAGTGAAGCATCGCACGTGTCCCTTTTCTCCTGTGGTCATCCTTGCGGATTGTTAATGGCTGCTGATTTTGGGTTCCGCAGGAAACCGAGTTCTTTTCAGGAAAAGAACACCGTTTCCAGCGGCTCAATAGACAGCGTTAACAACCCGTGGTTCAGGACTAGCCACCAAAGCCTTTCCAGAAGGAAACGCTTTGTTTTGGCCGTCCGTTAAAATAGGAGACACCCTTGATCACCATGATGACGGTGATAAACGACAGTGCGATATTGACCGCTTTGGGGATGCCGAGAAGAGAAAGCATCTGGAACATGGCCACTGGCATACCATCAAAGTTGGCCTGCATCTGATCACCGAGGTAATCAATCAATAGGTCTAACCCAAAATAAGTCACCACGCCTGCACCCAGACCACGCAGTAGTAGCCAGGCAATGGGAACAATGGTGGAAACAATAAAAGTGAGTATGTAGCCCATGATCGGCTCCTTATCCGTTTTGTCGTTTATCCATTACCGAGGGATTTCGCCAACACGACGGACATCGAGAACCAGGTGGCAAAAATGATGAAATAGGAAATATAGGAAGCCAGGTCACAGAGTGGATTCAGCGCAATGTCGTAGTCAGTCCCGAGTACATTGAAACCGATAGGGTCAGGGCACTGGTTATCCGATGACACGTATTCGTCCGTTTCCAGAAAATCGTCCACATGCACTTCCAACGTGTCACCTGGCAGTGTTCCCAATGGAGACATGTTTGTATTGCTGCTGATGATGGTGCTGATTTCACTGTCGTTAAATTCCGACAGGCACAGCTGCTTCTTCTCCATTCGAGCAATGGCGCATTGAACTGCATCACCTGAACAGGTCACTTCTTTATCGCATTCAAAGCCGGAAAACGCCGATTTGGGATTGTCTTTTTCTGCCTGTTTTTCGGCCTGCTGGCGAATACCCGTTTCTTTGACAATTTGCTGGACGCTTTGAGCTTCTGGTGTGTTGTCCGTGAGATCCTGCTGATCGAGAATATCATCCGTGGTACTGCCATTCGCATTGCCACCATTGGCAGGATGATCAACAGAGTTAGGATCGACGACATCACCTTCAGGGTAAGTGCAAAGGTATTCACCATTGACGTATTGGCAGTTGCTGTAAGCATTCTTTTCGAAGCAGACAACTTCGCCGTTAAAGGTTCCGCAGTTGAACTGGTCTTCCCGTGTTTCATTATCAATGCAAACAGGAACCCCATTAATCAGTTTGCAGGTCTGGTCAGCACTGATACACACTTGAGTACTGCCATCAGAACGACAAGGCAGTTCATCTTCATTGATTTCGGTGTATTCGCTGACACCCGCTAATTGAGTGGTTTCTTCATTGCCGGTACAGGCACCACCAGTCGGAATGTATTCATAAGCGATGGGAGCCAGTGCATTGTCATAGTCACGAAAGCCGCCTAATGAGGTGTAGCTGCACTGGTTAAAACAGGCGGTTTGGGTATCGGTGGAACTGGTGATGGGTCTCGCTGATAAACAGGAAGAAGTACAAGCACCCGTTTCGTCATACACCTCACACTCAGGCGCTGTGCTGAAATTGTAGAGTGCTGTGAAGTTTGAAGACTGATCATCAGGAGCACAGTAGTTATATAGAGTGCTGCCTGGATATTGGTTTAAGCCATTATGAACATGGGACAGCAAACGAACCGAATAGGTTGAACCGGAAGTTTCGGAATAGGTCTGGCCAATCGGCGAAGTACAGTCAGCTGCTCCTTGTTGATAAGAGAAAGAGTCCAGGCTGAGGGTAGATAGAAATATAATCAGTAAAAATAGTTTCATGGCCGCATGACCCAGACAGCCATCAGGACAACCAGCACATAGAACCATCCATAGTCTGGAATCATCATGTTTCTGTCATCCCTGTGTTGTTGTTCATGACCATCGCTGGTCGTTGTAAAAATGGGAGGCATTACCTCCCATTCCCCATACAAACAGGTGTCAGCCGAATATCGCGCCTTTCACCCACTTGAAGACCACGGCAATTCCCGCCAGGCCAACCAGAGCGGTTCCAACGGCGGTAATCGCAGCAGAACCATCAGTTGTCAGAGCGGTAGTGGCAGCACTGATATCAATTGCAGCGAAAACGCTGGATGACATCAGGGCAGAAGCCACCAACAGACCAAGGTGCTTTAGCTTTTTCATAGCTCACGTCCTTGTGGTTTTGGTTAACGTAATTGACGAAGGATCAGGGCAAATATGAAACCGATAACCAGCGTCAGGAGAGTGGCACTGATCAGGCCATCCGCCTGCTCTTTCGTCAGCCCATTCGATGCAGGGATCGCCCGCACCTCTTCAAGTGTGATGGTTGCAGACTCACCAGAGCAGGAAATCCGCCCTTCGGCATCCAAACTGAAACCCTCACACAGAAGCAGTTGCATTACTGAGCCTGTTTAGCAGGCACTTGTTTGATACCAACAACCCTGATGGAGATCTTGTTCTGTGCACCGGATTGAATTTTGGTTTTAAACTCATAATTCTTTTTGGGTTCGAGCTTTTCGTACTCGAAAAGGTTTTCCACATCCGCAGAACAAATCATTACATCAAGGCCAGAAATGTTTTTATTTTCAGGATCGGGAGGTACAGCAAGAAACACTTTTAAATAACGACTGGTTTCAAATTCGGTGACTTTGATTCCCAGGTACATTGCATTAACGTATGAATACATTGTTTAAGCTCTCCATGCTTGATTAGTTGGCCTGTTAATCTATAGCTCTCAAAAAAATTAAAAACAATAGGCAAAAATAAAATTCCGGTTAATGAGTAATAAAGCGTAAAAACCGGGGTGAATTTTTTTCTTGATCTGGAACCTTTAAGGCAAAAACGAATCGCTTCGCTCGCAGTCAAAATGGATTTTGACTGCGATCAAAGTCTGTCTTTGCCTTATTCCAGTTCAAGAAAAAAATTCATCGGTTATGGGTTGGCCATGTGTCGTTAGGTGGCTCATCGCCAATAATGACCCCTTTCCGGTCATTCCAGTGGTAAACACACCGCCAGTACTTATTACGGGTGGTGTGCTTTATTTGCAGAGAGGGTGGATGATGGCCGTACTGTTTAAGTCTAGCCATTGCTTCATCATGACGCTCCCGAAGGCTGCAACCTGGCTTGACCTTTGACTGGCTTCTTCTCATGCATTACCAAGAGAAGCAATTAAATCCGATAGCCAGTGTTGCAGCTCTGCATAATTGAGATCACACTCATTCAATTCCGAAAGCCAAAGCCCACGATCATCATCGCTGGTGTATTGATTAAATGCGGAAATACTTTTTTTAATTCGTTCCCGCTCATCACTGATAAGCTTCAAGCAGTAGCAGATCAATTGAATCTGTTTACACAGCTCGGACACCTCTATCATAGATTTATTTTTTTCAGACATAAGATTCCCCTACCAAAGTAATGACTTTGATTTTTTAATGAGTTACCGAAATGCTGAACGTCGCGGCGTTATTTTTTAGACTTCTTTAAGAACTTCGCTATTGTCGTTTTATTAATTGGCTCACCCGCATCAAGATTCTTTTTGATCTGATAGAGGTTAATCAATCGGCGCTTGCCGATTTTCTGGGTAGGTAAGAGATTTCGCTCCATCCAACTTTCCACCGTGCGCACAGTCACACCAAGATCGGCGGCAAAGCCTTCAGCAGTCTGGAACAATCCAGAGTTTTCCATAGTTGCCATTTCCTCCATGAAACAGGATAGTATTAGTCAAATGTATATATAATCCGTTATATATACGGATTAGAAGGTATACTTTATTTCCGTACAGTATACAAATACATTTATTAAAAAAATTAAAATGGCGTTTAAAATCAATGAGTAACATAAACAAGAGAATCGAACTAATTCGCAAATTAGAAGGTCTAACCAGAGGGGAATTAGCTCAAAAATGTGGAATTTCAGAGCAATCGCTGGAGAACATTGAATTTGGAAAACAGCGCACACCGGCTGACCTGGTGGAGCAGCTTTGTATTCTTTTCCCATTTGCCAGCAATTACCTCATCACCGGCAAAGCCGAAATTAAATTCACCAAAAAAGAGAAGGAGAAAATTAAGCAATTAGCCCAAGAAGTTGAATCTATTGAAGATTTAGATACGGAAATATCTAAACGTCGGAGAACGTATAGAAAAAACCCACTTAAAGAATAGCCTTTAAAACAAGGCAAAAAGCGAGGAACTGTATGAGCATAACAAAAGACAAAGTATCAGGATTATGGAAAGTTGATGTCAGGGTAGGGAAATACGGAAGGCGTTACCGAAAAACCTGCACGACAAAACGGGAATGCATTGAGTACATCGACTTTCTCAAAGCCAAATATCAGGAAGGGAAGCCGTGGAAGGCCGAAGCCGCTGACAATCGCCGGTTAACTGAACTGATCGACATCTGGTACAAAGCCAAAGGCTGCGATTTATCCGATGGAGAACCCAGAAAACGGCTTTTACTGGCGATGGCAGACATTCTTGATAACCCTATTGCCCGTGCATTGACCATCAAGGACTTCCACGAATACAAAAACATCAAGAAGGCTGGGAGTGCGACAGACAAGCCCATTGCGGATAAAACCGTAAACAATCATCTGGGCTATCTGAGAGCGATGTATAACACGCTGATCAAAAGCAAAGACATTCGCTATCGCAACCCTCTGGAAGAAGCCGAGATGATCAAGACGCAACAGCCGGAGCTTGCCTACCTGACGAATGATCAAATCAAAACACTGCTTTTCCACATCGACACGGGATGCAGTAACCCCCATGTAGGACTGATCACTCGTTTATGTTTGAGTACCGGTGCTCGATGGGGAGAAGTCGAAAGCAGGCAGCTTTATCACTTCAAGGACTACCGTGTTCAGTACTCCAATACCAAAGGTAAGCGGATACGCTCAATCCCTGTAGATTCTCAATTGTTTGACGAGATTTCAGCACACCTGAAAGTCTACAAACGCTTTGAGTCATCAATAGGCGCGTTCAGAAGGGCGTTAAAGCGATCCGGTATCCAACTGCCCAAAGGACAGGCAAGCCACGTATTAAGGCATACCTTTGCCAGCCACTTTATGATGAATGGCGGCAATATCCTGGTACTGCAAAAAATACTGGGGCACTCAGACATTGCCATGACCATGAGGTATGCAAAGTTTGATCCTGAACACCTGAAAGATGCCACCAGACTCAACCCGCTTTCCTCCCAACTGTGCAACCTCCATACCTCCGACAAGTATGCCAACAAAGCAGTTGGACACTTTTTGGACACTTCGACAAATAGCCCAATCCCTCAGCCATAA